TTGTAAATATGTTAATTCAAGTTGTGCATTTGTTATTGTCATTTGATATGATGCGGGGTTAATACCGGCACCACTACCAACAAACATATCATTCATATTTGAAAAGTTGAAGAACAACGACATTGTATTAATATTTGCCAGATATGTTTCTCTATCGTAAAGACTGAAAGGAGAAATCAGAATTGGTTCAGAAATATCGAACACATAATTAGCACATAGATGCCCATTTCCGAAACCAGCGGTTGGAGTAGTAAATTTTACAGAAACGGGATTAAAAGAAGCTCTAGATGTTCCATCAGAGTTTTTATAACTGCTTAGAACTTGTGAAGATGTTGAACCATCATCCGCAACTAATAGGGCTAAATTATCTGGTTGACATGGGCATTCAGTAGATTGACTTTTAATAAATTCTTTAGGCAGATGACGTTGAACAGCACTAAGAACTTGACGCGAATTCATAGTTGTGGTGCTTCCGTTCAAAATTAGTGAAATAGTATCGCAAACGCTCTGAAAGGGAAACGCGCGAAATACAGCCGATGGTTTATTCGCAGCGGCTAAAAATGGATTTGATAATAAGAGTCCATTAGCAATGGTTGTATCAACTATTACGGTTACCGTATATCTTAATCTTGGATTTCTACTTACAAGAGTATTATAAAGAGATGGTGTAACAATCTGAGAGAATAAAATTTGAGATGTATATGCGGCAGAACCCCCATCAGCTGGAATTTCAAAATAATTAGCATTTGTTGCACTTATTTCAACAAGACCGACTGATTCTTTAGAAACATTTACTCGGTTATCTAAACATAATTGTAATTCTTGACGATTTGAAGACATATTTATATAATGTTAAGAAAGAAAAAAAAATATAAAATTAAAAAAATATCGATTTCTAAAAAAATTCAATTTTATAACTTATTTTAAAATTTTCGAATAAATTGTATTTTTACAGACATATTTTGACTTGGATTTATTAATAGTGGATATTGTGTTCCATCTCGATATTCATATAATATTTGTAATTGCATTCTGTCCACAGGCAAATTAGAGTTCATAAAGTACGAACGTAAGAAGTTTGGCTGATAATATAATCTTTGTCCTAAATTTTCAACAAAATCAGAGGTTACAACATCTATATCAGTTATTATGTGAGAGAAAGAATTTATACCATAATAGGCACCTATAACGAATATAGTATTTGACACAAAAAGGATACGTGATAACTGATTAAATTGATATATTGTTTTAGAGTTTTGTGTAATTGATTCCGCTTGTGCATTAAGTTTTAAAAGATTTAATCCAGATTGTGTATCTAATGCTGATTGAAAATAAATTAGATTTAATAGATTTTGGTTAAAAAGAATTCCATTTCCAGAAGTTGACAAAGTTTGTGGATATGATAATGTGCATAATCCAGATTGATAATTTAGGGTTAATATTGGCGGTGTTGCAACCGTTCCTGCACCGAGTGCTTGGTTTATTCTAGTAGTTGCAACCATAAAAGCATCGTTTATAGCATCTAATAAAGATGATATGTTATATATTGTTGCATCTCCTGCATCAATATCCGAGCCATTTTTTGTGAAAATATTAAAAGCACCAACTAAAGCTTGTGTATATGTAGACACTAAAGTATTTGGATTAAGAACATTAATAAGATTATTATTTTTACTTGATATAACATATTGGTTTGCTGTATCGTTTCTTGCTATTGCTCCAACTTGATCATTTAATGCTAATTGTGTTATTAATTGTTGTCCATTTAATGTATTATATAAATATAATGTTGAATTATATGCGGTACTTGTATTCAATATGTTAGAAATATAATCATATGTTTGAGTCGCAAATAGAGTTAATATTGAAAGAGGGCAAACACCCCCAACAAGATTACCATTATAAATATGACTATCTGTTGATGATATACAATATAAATTATTTGGATTTGATTTTGAAACTGACACAGATTTTACATTAACTCCATTTGTTGGAATCACTGACCATATTTTTGTTGATGTTGTAGTTTGGTTCAAAAATGCAGTGTATTTATTACAAATATAATTTCCACCAGTTGGAATAGGAATAACACCATTAATTTGATATGCTGTACTATAATTATTAAAACGACACAATGTAATTACATTTGTTTGTTCACTTGCCGTAGATGTTGATGTTATCATAACCCGTCCAGATAATTTATGACAATTTACTGAATTTAAATAAGTTGTTGGAAAAGACGGTGCTGTATATAATACGGTTGGGGTTTCTAGTACGGTATATGTTGCATCAGTAAATGTGTATGATGACAATACTTCTGCTTGATTTGGTGTTCCGCTACCAGATAAAAGCAATAATGTTGATGCTCCATTTACTATATTGCCAGTATCTGATGCTATGTCAACAACATTTGATATTGGAAATGTTGCTACTTGTACGAGTGCTGCGCTAATAACTGTATATATTGCAATAGAATTTGGATATGCTACAGCAAAATAAGCTGTTTGCAAATCGCAAAAAGCAACAACATAATCGTTGGCCGCAATACTTAAATTAATTGTAAGAGGCGCACTTACATAATGTATTTCGCTTGTATTTGCATTATAATATACAAAATATCCACTAGTTGGTAAAAAAGTTGCATTTAGTACAGAAGTGTCAAACGCTGTCACTGTTGACATTACATTAAACGTTAAAGCATCTCGAATTACTAAATTATATGATGTTGGTGATGTAGAATAAAATGTGTAATATTCTTGTAAATATCTAAACATGCATACCATATTTTTAATTAAATCATTAAAAGTTCTTGTTTGGAATGTTATTTGATTTCCTGATGGGTCGGTTACATCTAAACCACACATTGTGGGATTATCTGTACCCGAACCAATTAAAATATATTCAATGGCAGCAATTGGATATGTTGATTGATATAAATTATCATCTGTTCCGGTTGCTACTAATTTGTGTGTGCACTGGATTTACATCAACCGATGTTGGAAATATAGTTGCTGGATTATTAAATTCAACTTCGCCAACTGAAATATATGTATTAGGGGTTGTGGGGGAACCAAAACCAATGCCAAAGTTAAATGATAATAATTCTTTCGCTGTGTATGAAATACCAGTTATACTATTTAAATGAGGTATTGACCATATACAACCCGCAGATAATCTAGAAACCCCATTCACCGAAAAAAATGCTGTTGGCGGTGTTGCTGGATATGGTGTGGCGTATGTATATCCATCAGCTCCGATAGCAAAACCATAACCCACATTTACATATACCAATGGTGATTCAATTGTTCCAGTTGTTAATTGTGAATCCGTATTTACATCATATACTTGATTACTTGCAGTTCCCCATAAAGTATCATTAATTCTATCAGACGATGACGTTATATATGTTCCGGCTTCGGTATTTATATTTGCTTTATTTTCTAATTGAAAGATTGATGTTTCAACAATATCTGTTTGTGGTTCATAATTATTATTATATAATGTGACTGTGTTAGTGTTATAACCTACAATAATTTCATCATCCGCAACACAAAATACTAAATTAACAAGAGGATTACCTGCTTTATTTTGTGTTAATGTAGCTATTTGAGTTAGAGATACAACACCAATTTCATTATTATTTGAATAAATATAAACGGTTGGTATTGATGATTCATCACATATATATAAATTTTGCCCTCTATCTATAAAAATATTTTTTAAAAATGTAAATTTTTTTGAATATAATAAATTTGATTCAATATCAACAATATATAATGTATCTGGATAATTTGCAACAGTACCACCAATTATATAAATATTAGTATAATCATCAACAACAAATTGATTTACATTAGGAGTTATAGCGCTTACATCTTGTGAAGAAACTTCTGTTAATCCTGTGGGCGAATATGTATATTTGGTTATTACTGTGCTATTTGGTGCACAATTCCAAACATAATTATCAGAATTTGAATTTATTTGTCTTACATAACCAAATTCTTCGGTTGTTCCTACTTTTAATCCAACTTCATATTCTTTTAATCCAATATTTTTTTGGCTTAATGGTATTGTTGATAAATCCATTTGTGCTTTATTTATAGCAACACTGTAATTATTGGCATCATTGAATAAAGGATAGATTAATTTAGTATCTGAATTTGCGGCAACTTGATCATTTGTATTGTTATATTGCAAAACATCATAATAAACATTATTTACGTGTGTCGTATCTGTCATAATATATAAGTTATATTTAGAAAATAAAAAAAAAATAATTATAAAATTATATCATTATTATTATTATTTTACATAGTTCCAACAGTGTGTTCTCCTATGTAATATTGAGGATATGACTTTTTTATCAAAATGGCTCTAGAATCTACATCTAATATTTCATCTATTTTTTTTTGATTTTTGCCAATAACATATCGTTGTAATAAATTTTCAGCAAATGATTTATTTGCTTTTGGAAATATGACATAAAAAATACTTTCTAATAATTGTGTTCTTGCATGCTTAACATTTCCCCCTAATGCTTGATGTGATACAACAATTGATGAAACTTTTAAATGCCTTCCTCGTTCTAATAATTGAACTTTAATATTTTGATACATCTTCGCATTTTTATCCGTATCAATATCATCAATAATAACTACAGAATCTGGGGGTAAATCTTCTATTTCAAATTCCTTTTCAAATTCATCATAAAATGATAATAAATCTAAATGAACTGGTTCTGGTTTTAGTTTTTTAAATGCTGGGTCATCATAAACGGGAGACATTATAAAAATATGTTTTGGTTTATTATATTTTAATAATTCACTTATATAATGACTTTTTCCAGAACCAGTGCTACCGCTAACAAACATAGTATACCAATCGGGCAATATAGGAGTTATTTTTGTTGATTTTGGATAATCTAAATAATGTTTTAATGAACTTTCAATAAATTCGACACCATCTTCATATTTTCTTTGTAATCTATCTGGAATGACGGTTTTATGTTTATGTCCGGACGATAATATATCTAAATCGGATTTTCTTAATTTTTTATCTCTTTCAATAAATTCTTTAAAAATTTGATGTTTTTTTTCATCAGTTGTTAAAACTTCCGCCTTTTTATCCTTCTCGTCTTCTTTTACATATATAATCTTTTTTGTATCATTGTTTATCATAGCAATTTTTGTACCAGAATTTAAACTTAACATTTATAATATATAATTAGAAAATATAAATTTTTTTATTTTTTTTAAAATATAATAATATATAAAAATGGAAGCTAAAAAAACAATTAATGGTAAATATACAAAACAAGCAAGAAATGAATATATGGCTAGATATCATAAGGAAAAAAATGAAACAATTATATGTAATATTTGTGGTGGTAAGTATAAATTAATTACTGGTAAAAAGAGTCATGCTTCAACAAAAAAACATACATTAGCAAAAATAGGTTTTAAAAGTAAATTATTAAAGGATAGCGATGATATAACTAGAGATGAAATATTACGGAAATTATGCGACGAAGTCGATTGTTTAAGAAATTTAATTAAAGATAAAAATAAAAATGATCAAGATGATATTTTTAAACCAACTGAAACTGAAAATAATCTATAATTGTATTATATAATGAGTAAAGCACAAAAAGAAGCAGTAAAGAAAATGAAACCATCCGCATACAAAAGCATGTTATCTGGTAAATTGGGTTTGAACAAATCAACACCAAAAAAGAAGAATGATTTATTAAGATGGAATCGACAGGAAAAATGGATAAATCTCACCGCATTATTAACAGATAATAAAGAATTAGCATGTGGAACTAAAGGAAAAAAACAAAAAGAACAGAATTTACCAAGTGTATGTCGTCCAAAGATAAAAGTTAATGCAAAAACGCCAAAGATTGCCAACGAATTTACAAAAAAACAAATAAAAAAAGCAATTGAAATTAAAAAACAAAAAAAAACCATTAATTGGAATTTATTATAAATAATAATCTAAATTTATTATATATAATGAGTGTAAATATAGGTTCAGTAAGTTTAAGTGATAAAACAGATGGTGTGTATTTAGGCTCTGTAAGTCTTTCTAATCTAAATTCAGATGCTAATTCTG